ACTATAGTTTGTCGTGCTACTGGGCATGGTTTATCTCCTTGTGGTGCTATAATACTCCACAAGAGGGGCTAAGTAAATTAGGGTCATCAGCAAGCCCCTGTTAGGCTCACGTCAACATTTGCCACCCATTCCCCAAGCGGCGTATCCGGTAGCGGGCGCGGCAGAAGCGGCGGGGATGACCATTGCACTTGCAGTGTGTGCTTTTAGGAGAGTGAACATGACTAACGCAGCGAAAATCGCAACCGAGCGGGGGAGAATAGCGCCCGAAGGCTGGGCGTTGGTCAGCGTCAGTCGTCATCCGGAAAAAGCGCGGGTGGTCCTGCGTCGGCCACCCGGCCAACTGCGGCGATACAAGTCGCTCTGGCTGACGGTAGAGCCGGTCGAGATAGACGGGTGGGGCTGGATCAGGATCGACCCGCAGCCGCCGGTAAACGCCTACGGCGCTGAAGAGCCGCGTGTCCTGTTTTCCGAGACAGGCAATTACAGGTGGCAACCGCTCAAATTGGTTGGCCAATAGGCGCTTTCTTATAGCTTGACCCGCCCATCATGATGCAAGCCGTCTTATCCGGCTTCGTTATGACGAGCGTCCACGAGCCGGTTTCGAGATTGGCGAACAGCATAACAATCGCTTTGAGCGCGGGTGCGTAGCCGCCGCCCTGAACCTTTTCGCCATACATTTTGAGCAAGGTGTCGGCGATTCGCTCCTGCTTGTCACACGCCGACACTTGGGCCACAGCCTCGCTGGCCGACAGGGCCGCAGTTGCGGTCAACGCTATGGCCAGCAGGAACCGCCTCATCGCCCGCAGCCAGCGTCAAGTTTGACGATCAATTCTGCCGCCGCGATGCGAACATCAGGATGCGGTTGCCGCTCCACCACCGTCTGCGCCAGAACATCTGTCGCCGCTGCGGTCCCATCGCAGAGCGCCGCGCGGCTACCTATCAGCGTCCTTCCGCAGCCTGTGGTTAAGGAAACGGTCAGCAAGAGACAAATCGTTGTCGATAGTCGCATCGTCAATCCTTTCCCGCGTCTCGACCTGATCCCTCAAGGCGCGCTCAGAGGCGGCCTGCGCGCCCATCTTTCGACCGTGTAGGTACGCCCCCACGACGGTGAGGATCGCCGCCACAGCGCCGCTCAGAGCCGCCCAGAGGCTCACTTCAGGGTCACGCCAGTCGAGGTGACAATCCGCAGCACAGCGTTGACGACCGCCAGACCGACAACCGCGACAGCGGCATAAGTCGGATCAAGCAGGTGGGTGCCAAGCAAAGCGTCACCGCTAATCGTCAAAACGGTCAGGACGTTGACCCACATTGTCTTCGATTTCCAGAACGGCTTCATATCACTTCCTCTTTCTGAACAGTGAGAATAGTGCGGCCAGCGCATTGAGCAGGCTACGCGCTGACCGCCCACCTGGATCGTTGGGAGGATTAGGCGCTCCAGGCGGTGTGATCGTGTCGTCAGGAACGTCCTCGGCCAGCCACTTGCTAACATCAAAGCCGGGACACGCTTTTGCTTTAGTATAAAAGTTATGGCCGCTGACCTTCAGGTTGCCATATGCAGCCTTGAGATTGCCAATCGTGGCCATCAACGCCTTCTCCTGCTCCGGCGTGAAATGGTCCTCAAAGCGGTCATCTGCCGCCGCGCCATAGCCGCCGATCAGGCAAACGCCAATCGTCCCGGTGTTATGACCCTTCACATGCGCGCCCGTCTGGCTGATCGGCCTGCCGTCAGCGACCGTGCCGTCCCGATCGATGACGACGTGATAACCTATGTCTCTCCAGCCACGATCCTTGTGCCACTTGCGGATCTCGGCAACCTTGCGGCTGGTCTTCGACCCAGCCATCCACTCCGGGCGAGTCGCAGCGCAATGGATGATGATTTCCGAAATTTGTCTCATTAACGCCTCAATTCCCAACCTTTGCAATCAGCGCTTTGATGTCGTCTCTTATTTCTGCGAGCATTTTGTTCGTGTCATCGCGCGCTTCCTTGGACGCTTCCAAATCCTCCCGGCGCTGATTCCACAACCGCTTGATCTCTTTGGTGTTGTCCATTGCGCGCGCCTCAAGACGGACTAGCCAAACGCCTAAACCCACGAACCCTATAACAATAGGCCAAAATTGAATTAGAATGTCCATCACGCTGCCTCAGTCCATATTTGGGTTGAGGTTTGCACGTTGGTCCATATACCGTTGGCAGCACCTTTCTCAGTCCACACCTCTGGCTGCTTATCCAACACACCCCAGACGGTAATTCTGCCCAGAGCCGCACGCGCAACCACGCCGGTTAGGCTTATGCCCGCAGAGTCTGAGGGACTAAGATTTCCAACAGCGCCTGCGGCAGAGACGCCCGTAAGATTTAGAACGGAATCCCCCGAAACCCCAAGAGTTCCCAAAGCGCCCGTTGCGGATACGCCAGTGAGAGAGACGTTGGCGTCATCGGAGACCGCAAGAGTTCCCAAAGCGCCCGTTGTGGATACGCCGGTGATGGACAGGTTGGCGTCAGCCGCAACAGAAACGGTGCCAAGGGCTGTGGTGGCCGAGACGCCCGTAAGCGGGACGTTGACGTCAGCCGCAACAGAAACGGTGCCAAGGGCTGTAGTCGCCTGAACGCCCGTAAGCGGGACGTTGACGTCAGTCGAAACAGAAACGGTGCCAAGGGCTGTGGTGGCCTGAACGCCCGTAAGCGGGACGTTGGCGTCAGTCGAAACAGAAACGGTGCCAAGGGCTGTGGTGGCCGAGACGCCCGTAAGCGGGACGTTGGCGTCAGCCGCAACAGAAACGGTGCCTACCGCGCCCGCTGCGGAGACCCCAGTGACAGCTACACTTGTCCCGGCGTCCTCTGGGAGGCTGGCTAGGGGGGCTCCAGCAATGGGATGAAAGCCAAGCATAACTTAACCTATTCGGTAATACGGGTTGATTAAAACCTTTGCGTTAGGCTGGTCACGCCCTAGCATGTTTCTTGCATAGTTGTGCAGCGGAATGTCGGTTTCAAAAAAGAAGTTTATAAACCGCCGTACGTGTTTAGACGGACCTCGCGGCGTTACCTCATGCCACGCATCGGGAGTGTTGGGAAATATCACCATTGTGTTTGGAGCATAAGGCACGGTCATGCCCTTTACGATCAGGTCGCCCCCCGCTGTGTCATCAGGATCAGCAAAATACCATAGCCCAATTAAAACTTTTTTGCCGTTGTCCAAATGCCGTCCGCGAGTTTTGGTGGGACTTTCGCTAGCCGGTTGTGAACTAAAAAGCGCCCTCATCCCAGCCACGGCAGGCAACCTGGAATAATGCTCAAGAAGACCAGCCTCAAAAATAGGCATGGCGAGGGAAAGAACATTGGCCAGTTTTCCGTACAACGTTCCACTGTCCAAAGTTAACGGAACATCTGACCGCCCACTACTGTCCAGCTTGCCAATCTTCCACAGATCAAGCCCCTCATCGTAGTCGCGTTGCGGCATCTTTGTGATAATCACGCAGCAACCCTCTTCGTATGCGCCTCAATCTGTTCGCGTAAGTTGCAAGATAGCACGTTTACCGACACCGCCTCAAGCCACGCCAAACATTTGTCAACTTCCTCATGCGTCTGGTTATCAAGCAAAGGCCCGAACAGACCCCCGCGCGGCGCAACAACAGGCTTCCCCATCATCCGAGCGGTGAGGATTAGCCCGCTATGAGGGTTGTCTGTATGCACGACTGATGCGCCCTTGAGCATGCTACGCAGGGTCCACGGGCAGTTACCCCTCATCGGGTGTGGTCGCCTGACGACTCGCATATTGCCGGGAACCTGCGCGCCGTCTAGCGCCAAAACGTAAGGTTGCCCGCTGCAAGGGTAGCTACCAAAGCCGGTGTCCGGCCACTTAACCGGCGTCTCAGGAAGCCGCTGGCGCACCGAAGGGTCGGCAACAAAGCCTGCCCACGGCGCACGTTCTGTAAAATGAGTAATGTGTAAACCGCCCCGACTTAACATGAACCAGTGCGGTATTGGGTTGCCTTCAGTCCAGATGATCCGCTGATCGGTCGGGCCTCGAACCTCATCAAGATGAACAAAATCGTCGCTGTTGCCACCGCTGTCAAGGAAGCGCCGGATCAAACCCAAAACTGCATATTTGAAAGGCGTTCGCTGACGACGTAGCCGCCAGCGTTCTTCTATCTCACAAGAGGAAGCCAAAGCTAAACCTTGTTTTCTCGGTCCAGATGCTGTGCCACATTGGGTAATCTTGGCTGACTTCAAAGCTGCGCATCGTCCAGCCGTTAATTACATCTTCTTCAGTGTGAAGAACCCCTTCGTTGTCCATCCAGCGAAACAGCGCCCGCCCTGTTGTCAGAGTAAGATAAGTACGCTGACCCGGCTCATCGCGGTTTGTGTGCCACGGCATCATTGTGCGGGGCATGTAGGCGCAGTGGTTCTTGACTTCTTTTGCGCCGATGCGCTCGGCGACTTCCTTCAATCGAGGCATCTGCCGAACAAAATCTAGCGGGGTCACAAGCAGCGAGGGCTGTCCTGCGCTCTTCTTATAGACCTCTACCTTAGGCACCGGCTGGGCAAAAAAAGTTTTTTCACTCACATCTGGGCCGACAGGAAAATCTAACCACCGCTCCTTGGTATCGTTGATGACATTTCCCAAAATGGAAACAGTCTCTTTGTCTGGCGCGCCATAGTTAATCATGCTCTGCTTGCCTCTATAGCCGCTTTGATTTCAGATGCCTCGGTTACATCAATTCGCCCATCAGCGATAATTGTTTGTACGCGGTCGGCTGGAAGAAACCTCTTCGCCAGATCAATCAACAAGTTGCGTTGAGCGATTTTCTCTCCGGTTGCGTCCAGTTCAACGGTCGGGTCTTCAAGAGCTTCGGCAAGAAGTTTCTCAATTGCCTCCATGCCTGCTTCGGTGCCATCTAGTTTCTGCATAAGCGACGAGGCATCGACCAGCTTGCTAGACACTTCGTCGTAAAAAGTCAAAGTAATGTCAGAAAACAATTTAATGTCCACCGACAACAAGCGTTCTGTGATATTACCCTTTTTCATGAAAGCCGGATGAGGCTCATTGCTGTGGCTGTTGTAACTGCCATCCTCGTTGTTAAACAAAAAGTAAATATCGCGTGCAGGCATTAGGTGACACTCCTGTATTCAACTCTGGTCCTCATGGTTTCGTACTGGGCGTCATTTGGACCGCCTGTACTTGAAGACCATTCGATAGCAGTGATGACCCCATCTGAAGGAGCGGCGTGACCTGCGCTTAGGACAGTAGCCATAGAGCTAGCATCACTCCATTGACCATAAGAAGACCAAGCCCCATACTGCGGCGTCCCAAGCGTACTTCCACCACTTGCCGCAGCCCATGAAGGCAGACCTGAAGCCAGTGTTAGAACCTGACCGTCTGTTCCAACAGGCAGACGCGCAAATGCCCCGCCTGCTGTGCGATAATAAATGTCGCCGGTTGCATCGTTGGTTACGTTAATAATCGGCGATGTGAGCGTCTTGTTTGTCAGCGTTTGAGTGCCAGTGAGAGTAGCTAGCGCAGAAGTGTCCAGCGCCTTAACGCCCGCAAGGTCCGTCAATTCGCTGTCCATCAGCGCGCCAGCAGCCGTCACGTTGGTTGTGTCGGTTACATCGGCTCCGGCCTCGATGCCGTCCAGCTTGGTCTTGTCACCATCAACAAAAGCGCCCTCGGAAGGCGGCTGTTGAATGTCCTCAACCCTCGCCGTGATGAACACGATGGCGTCAGTTGTGACGCTGATCAGAGAGCCTGTGCTGCTTTCTCCAAGCGTGCGCGACAAGGTGTTAGGCGTCCCTGTTGTGTATGTTCCTGTGCCTATCTCCCAAGAAGAACCATCTTCTATTACGTACGCGACTGTGTTGCCATTCGAAACGCCAGCATCCGCAAAAGACTGATATCCAGTGGCGGCACCGCCCAAGTTGAGGGTGCCTGTCCCGGTGCTGCTTACAGTTTCTTTGGCCCGATTAGCGAGAACGGCCATGTCTGCCCCTTATTCAATACGGACGATGGCGTTCGAGGCGTCTGCCGTTGGGAATTGCACAACAAAGTCACCTGCCGTCGAGATTTTGTCCGAGCCGAAGTCGAACACCGCAACGGCGGGATCGCCCGCAGCCGTGTCGTTGTAGATCAGTGCGCCGCGCGCTGTTATCGTTGCGGCAGCCCAAGTCTCGTCGTCAAAGTCAACGAACGCCGTGGTGCCGCTGAGTGTCACCGTGGGATTATCCAGAGCCTGGCCACCAGCGGTGTATCCCGTTCCGCTGACCTCGTTGGTCGCGCTATACGCGGTCGTCGCCGCGCCAAGGGTGGCGGAACTTGTGTAAAGCGCCATTTTGAACGTGTGTGAAGTGAAGTCGTGAACACCCTCAAGGAGTTCTTGTTTGAAACTTGAACACATCGCCGTGGTGATTGCCATTTTGGTCTTCTCCTACGCCATAGGTTTTCCGCGCATACGGATTGACGACGACCCAATTCGTGAGCGGTCGTTTTCAATTTTAATCGCTTCAAGCGATTGTTCCAAAAGGCCGCCCCAAGTTTGGACACGCGCGTCGTCGTCCAAATACGGGGCAGCTTCCATCAGTGCGCCATACAGGTAAATGTCAGGCGAAGTGTCCAAGAGCCAGTTTGACGTGTTGGAATCACTGAGGGCAGGGATTTTGCTATAATACGTCAACTCTGCCTCATAAGTGGCGTCTGGCGTAGGTATGACCTGAAACTCTCCAGCAACCATGCTGAAAAACTTTGGTCGCCCCGGCCCACTAAACGCCACCCGCTCCTCAGCGATCTGGTCTGCGGTTACAAATTCAAGCGTCGTTATTGGGGTTGTGTTTAGTTGCATCCGAATGTTCTGTAACCAAGAACCCGGAACGGCAAAATAACCCTCACTTACGTCTGCTGTCGCCCGCTTCACCATGCGATAGTCGCGAATACGGCGATTGAACTTTGCCTCAGCGAGATCAATAAACGAAGGGATGACCGAGGTGAGGTCATCCCGCAACAACCAATCCGCAATGGCCGACTGCAATTCGCTGTAAGTCGTGATCGGCATTTACACCGTTCCTTCGCGCGTCCGAAACACCCGGTTGTCGGGGTCGTTCAACCATTTCTTTAGGGCTTTCGGATCGTCCGCAATACCCTCTCGCTTGAGGCTATAATACACCGAAAGCGGAATGGATGCGACCTTATTCACATCACCCCACGCGGTGCGCTTGTCCGTCATGTTCCGCTGGCGCGTGTTGCTATCATCAACATTAAGCCGCTGCTCGGTTTCAATGGCGTACTCGCCATTGTCCTTGACGTGCCAGTAGCGCGTAATCCCCGTGGCCGGATCAGCGTCGAAAAAGCGTTTGCCCATGATCTCTCCGAAGAAAGTTATGGGGCGAGCCGAAACCCGCCCCAAACCAATTACGACGAGGTGAGGTCGTAGACCGCGCCATGCGCTTCTTCATTCGACACCTTCAGGCCGAACTCGGCAAGCATCATGCCCTTCTCTGCGTCACCAGTCTTGGCCAGTTCCACCTGCTGGATCGGGCGCAGGTAGCAGACCGAGGCGTATTCAGGGTCAAGCACGAAGGCGTCCGAGGCGCGCTGGAAGCGGTTGGGAACCACGGTCAGGGTGCCGAAGTCGGACATGTACACGTCAGCCGCACCGATGATCGTGGTGGGGCTGTCCGAGGGGGCCATGTAGCGCTGTGCCGCAATGCCCGCAAACGCCGACACCGCCTGCTTGTTGAACGCGCCGACCATGAGGATCGACGGGTTGCCACCAGCAGTCCACGTCTGCGACATCACATCCTTGAGCATCGCTTCGGTGAAGGCGCGGGCCGTGCCGTCAGTGCGAGCGTCGGTGCCATCACCCGTGGCCGCAGTCGCGTCACCAGCTTCGCTGATGTTCGATGCGATCCACGAAGGAAGACCCGCCGTCTCGGGTGCGGTCGAGGTGTTGCCAGCAACGCGAGCGTTGTTGTCCAACAGGACAGCTTCGATGTCGCGCTTCAGTTCCTTGCCGCGTTTGGCGACTTGGTAAGCGACCTCGTCAGCGCGGCCAGCCTTGTCCACAAAGGCAAGGTTGTCAGCAATGACGTAGGTGCGACGACGGATGTGCGTGTAGTTGCCCAGGCGTGTGGTTGCCGCAGTGGACTCAAACGAAGCCACGTCGTCACCGTTGATGACGGCAGTGGTTGCGGTCGATGCCAGCGAGTCGGTCTGCCACTCAAAGAACGTGTTGGACACGGACTCGGAACCCACGTTCGACTGGAACGGGGTTTCTTCGGGCGAGATGTTGGCGATGGTGTTCGCCAGTTCTTCACGGATACCCTTCGCGTCGAAGGTGGTGAAGGTATTAGATACGATAGCCATTTGGGTTGCTCCTCAAAGCAGATTCTTGATGACAGAGGCCGCGTCAGCGACACGGCCAGATTGACGGAGACGGTTTTGCGCCTTCTCCACATCAGAACGCTTGCGGGGCTGTGTCCCCTTGGAACCTGCTTTCATGGGCTTCGGGCCAGATGCTTTCCGCTCGCCTTTGGCTTGCGAAATCTTCTGCTTACCGCGCTCAAAAAGCATGGCATTGCGCGCCATTGCGACCACGCCAGCGTGAGAGATGCCATTGACATCCTGCTCGCTGAACCCCTTGGAGAGAAGAAAATCACGGATTTCCTTTGCCTCTCGCTGCGCAACGTCAGCATTGCGCCACTCGGGGATCATCTCGGGCAAACGAGCCTGTTCAGCCTGAACTTGCTTCTGAACCTGCTCATCCAACTGGCGTTGCCGAACTTGCGCCAGGCGCTGTTGTTCCGCTTCGACAGCCCGAATTTGAGCCTCACGCTGCTCCTTGCCTTTGCGCCACTGGCGCTCCAGCTTCGTCGCTTCGATGGGATTCTTTTCGTAAAGACTGTCCCAATCGGGTTCCGCTTGCATCTGCTGCTCTAGCTGCTGCCGCATGGCAGGCAAGAGTTGAGCATACTGCTCACGTTCTGCGGAAATCTCTTGTTCCAGCGACTGCACAGCTTTTCGCTGCTCGGCCAGTTCCTGAGACTTCCTTGTGTAGTCCGACTGCCTCGAATAGCCTGAAAGCAATTCGTCAAGCGTGACCTCAACCTCCTCGCCGTTCACCTTGACGGTGTAGCGAGGATCCTCGTCGGGTTGCTCTTCGTAATCACCTTCTCCAGCTTCTTCGCTGTCGTCGGTCGGCTCGTATTCGGACTCAACTTGCGCGCCCTCATATTCGCCTTCGGGCTGTTCACCCGGCGCATCATCGCTCGACGCCGTGTCCTCAAGGGGGGCCATCATAGCTTTGACTGCTTCTTGCGCGGTTTGCAGGTCGCCGTTAGCGTTGTCTGCCATTTCGCTCACTCCATTATGTCACTTCGCGGCCTTTTCTGCAACTACCCCGCTTTCAACGAGGATGCGTAGACGACGCCGCACAGCGTCTACACCGACTTGTCGCGCTTGAACGGCCATGAGTTCGCCCACATTGCCGAGTTCTACGGTGCGAAAATCGTCAAAGATTTCCTGCTGGATTTCGTCGAGAACTTCCTGAAAAGCCTCATCCGCCAGAAGGCGCTTGGCCTCCCGTGCCCTGCGCAGGATTTCTTCTTTGGTTTTCTTCGCCATTTACGATCCCTTTCACCATGTCGGCCTGCGCGCGCATTACTTCACGCGCAATCGTTGCGGATTTGCGGATTTGCTCTGCCGAGAGTTGGGCCCCATACTTGGCCTCAAGTTCTGCGGCCTTCATGTAGACGTCGATCTCCATCTCATCACGCTTCAACTCTTCGTCGCGAATGCTCTCTTCGCGCTTGCGCTGCATCTCTTCGCGCTTGGTTTGGACATCGGCCTCAATCTGCAAAATCTGCGCCTGCACAAGCTGCTCATTCACGTCAGGCTCTTTGGGCTGCGGGGGTGGCGGCTGGAAGTTCGCTGGGTCGTTCCAGAACCGCGAGGTATCCTTGAAGCCCGCCAGGGAAGTCATCTCGGCCAGCGTGTTGTACAGCTTCGACAGATCGGTCAGCGGGTTGATCGGCCCCAGCGTGGCCATCGCCTCCTTCTGCATCTCGCCAAGCTGCTTCAACATCATCATGCGCTCGGTGTCGGACCCCTTACCCAGCGCCACCGTGGCGATGCAATCCATCGACGCATCCCAGCCGCGCGGGTCGATCGGCACGAACTCGTTGGTCAGCCGAACCATTCGCATGGCGTCTTGGTTCTGCACAATCAGGCGCAAAATACCTCGGAACAGCGTCTTCATGCCCGTCTCGGCAAAGATGCGGGCGATCATCTCAATGTGCTGCTGCGCGGCGTTCACAGTCGCCGCCACAGCCCCGGCGGTGGAGGATTGCAGCGCATCGGCGTCAAGCCCAGCGGCGGCTTTGCTGATCCCCGTGCGGTTCTGGCGCACGTCGTCCATGTACGTCAGCACAGGGAACGCCTCTTTGCCCACAAACGGCATCGTCAGCGGCTGGACCTGACCCGGCGAGCGCTGCCGGATGATCGCGCCCGTCTCGGTGTTCATCACATCTTCGATGTTCACCTGGCCCTCGGTCACAGCAACGCGAGGGTGAATTGACATGGCCAAGCTGTCTAGCGTGTTGCGCATGAGGACAGACTTGATGCGCTGGATGTCCATCACGATGTCGGCGATGCTCATGCCGAAGAAGTCATGCGGTTCTGGGTCAGGGCAGAACGCCGCAAAAGGAATCATGTCGGTCGGCTGATCGTCCAGCAGCGTATTACCCACGCCCGCCACGCAGACGCGCCGCAACTCAGCGATCCCGTCGCCGTCACGGTCAACCTTGATGTAGCACTCGGTGTAAGTCACCTTGCGCGCCGCAGGGTCACTGCGGTCGGTGTTGCGCGAGGTCAGAGCAGGGTTGCGCGTATAGCGCTCAACGTTGGTGTCCATCTCGTCGGTGCTGGACGCCAGATCGACAACCTCGTCGTAGTCATAGCCCATCGCCACAAGGTCACTGACCGTCATCACGCGGCGGTGCGCAACGAACTCGGCGTCTTCCAGCGACGTGGCCCTGCGGTCGATCAGAAACTCCTCCGGCGGCAGCGCCTCAACCTTCACCCGCCCGTCAGGGATGCGCCGCGTAGCCCGCACGTCGTGCATCATCGGTGGTGGCGGCGGCTCCAACCCCATCTGAGCCATCATCGCCGCCTGCTGGGGGTCAATGGGGGGCTGAGGCGCTTGATACGACGCCTGCACGTCAACGCTGACATCGGGGTCGGCGGTCAATGACGCCAAGGCCGCATCGTCCAGCCCCGTCATGTCCGAGACCTCGACGCGGTAGGACGTGTCCCAATAGAACTTAATCACCCCCACCTTGCGCACCAGCGCGTCCTTGAAGGCGCTGTGCAGCGTCAGGAAACCGGGATTGTCCTTCTGGAACACATAATTCACATATTCCGTGGCCTGCTTGGCCATCGCCACGTCTTCGGGGCCGCGCGGCACGAACTCAACCACCTTGTCGCCCGACGTGAACACTCGCATCAGCGAGGGCATGATCGCCTGCACCGTGTCGCGCACATCCATGCTGACAACCTGGCTGCGACCCTCTTCCTCATCGCCGTAAGGCTCGCCGCGATAATACTCCGTCGCCTTGGCGCGAACAGGCGAGACCACGTTGTCAATAAAGTCCTCGGCGTCGTCGATTTCCTTGCCGACAATGCCCTGCAACTCATCGTCCGACATATAATCGGGGTTTATGAGCGCCTGCACCTCATCGGTCAAGTCATTGATAGTCGGGTCCATGAGATGGCTCCTATTGTACCAAAAGGCCGGGTTTTCTTGGTGCTGGCTGCCCCTGCGCCATGGCCGCCTCTACATCCGCCACAGAGACGCCCAAGACGGCAGCCGCGCCTGCGATGCCGTATTTCCGCACGATGTTGATGAGGTTTTCGTCAAAGACGACGAAGTTGCGAGACCCCTCGCCAGCGTTGCGTGACATGGCGTCGAAGTATTTGATGCCGGGGATGCCTCTCTCTTTGAGCCACTCAGACGCCCATTTGTCCGCTTTTTTCATGGGGTTGGGCTGCGGCAAGTTAGCGCCCACCGCGCCCTCCCTGAAGCCCTGCGATTGCAGCGCATAATACGCATCCTTGCCCGTCATATTGCCCCAAGACGCGGGCATATTTGACAGACGTTCAGCCGCAGCTTGCTCTGCTGGATTAAGGGGGGCAAAAAGGTCTTCAAATGTGTCGCCCGTAGGTGCTGAAAATTCTGCGTATGCCGCCCGCTTTTCCGCCGCTATTTCATCGGGGTCCGCATACCCCATAACGCGCGCGATGCTTGGCTGGTCCCGCAGCGGCTTATCCCAATCAAGGAAGTCTTCTGGGTTGGCGTTGATGTTGACTTCGTACATGCGACCACGGGCTGGGTTCCGCTCAAACCGCACGCCATCATTCTCTTTCACGAAATCAAGAACCTTCTGCGCTTTTCGTGTCAGTTCATCCCGCAGGCCACCTTTTCGCGTCTGCGCCCACTCAAGTTTGTCCTGTGCAGCCTTCAGCAGTTGGTCGTAACTGGTATTGTCTGGCTGTTCGCCAAGCAGGCTGTAAAAACCGTCTGGGGCATCAAGCACATCTACCGTGTCGCCAGAAGGTTTGACAAAAGTCCCCAAAGGGGCGTCCCTGTCAGACAGCGCATCCCGATACCCCCGCGCCACGCCTTCATTCTCGGCGAGATACCCGCCCCAGCCGTATGCCTGCGCGCCCTCTCCGGTCCCCATTTTGCTGAAGTCAAACATGCCCAGAGGGTTTTCTTCGACTATGGAGTAGCGGTCAGGATAGATTGAAAACATGCCCATCGTGACTGGGTCGCTGGCGTCTTGAACGTATGTCCGTCCGGTCTCCTTGTCCAAGACGCGAACAGCAGAGGGGAAATCATGCGGCGACCCGTGATAGGCGCGGATGCCTGTCGGGGTTTCGGCAGCGGCAGCCGCAGTCGCCAGCAGCCCAGTGGATTTGTCGGCGTTGGCGGCAAGTCTGGTGCGGGGCGCTGATGCGACACGCCCACCCATCCCAACGCTGCCCGCAGGTCGAGCAAAAAGCCCACCCACACCCATCGGAATACCCGCAGCGCCGACCACATCCATCGGCGTTGCGCCGGGTGCCATACCCGCCGCAATGGTCTCGTAGCCCCCGCGCACGATGTCAGCGCCCGTCCCAAGGGGGTCAGACAGCAAGCCGCTGGCAAAGCCCTGCACCCCCGCGCCGAAACGCTCAACCGGAGTCATTACGCCGTCGTCAAAGCCAATGATGTTGTCGAGCAGGTTGTAAACCGCCCCGCGACCACCCGCGCCACCCGCGCCACCCGTGGCCACGGGGGCCACATCAGTCGCCGCGTATTGGACGCCGAGCGGCGTTTGGCGTATCTCGCGACCAAGTTCGTCACGACCAACGAGAGGGTCACGACGGGGATTAGCGCCAGCGGGGAGCGCGTAACCGGGGGTCTGGGCGAGATCAACCATTTCTATCCTACGCTCTTCTGGCCCTTGCAGCCCCACGCCTTGCGGCGAACCTTAACCTTCGGGGTCCGCTTCTGGGACACCGTCCGCGCGCAGTAGGCGTCCCCACGCT